AGAAGGGTTAAAAGAAAAAGATTTAATTGGAATACCTTGGATGCTTGCATTTGCATTAAGAGCAGATGGATGGTATTTAAGGCAAGATATTATATGGCATAAACCTAATCCAATGCCAGAAAGTGTGAGAGATAGATGTACTAAATCCCATGAATATTTGTTCCTTTTAAGTAAGAATAAGAAATACTATTATGATAATGAAGCAATCAAGGAACCAGCAAAAGATTGGGGAACTAGAGATAGAACTAACGGCAAATATCATAATAAAGGAACAGGATTACAACCTCATTCTGGACTCACTAAATCATATCCAACTAAGAACAAACGTAGTGTCTGGAGTATAACAAATAAACCATATAGAGGTGCTCATTTTGCAGTATTTCCACCTGATTTGATTAAACCTTGCATACTTGCTGGTAGTGAAAAGAATGATATTATACTTGATCCTTTTATTGGATCAGGCACAACTGCACTTGTAGCAAAGGAGTTAGGTAGAGATTACATAGGATGTGAATTGCATGAAGAATATGGTAAATTAATACAGAATAGAATAAGTGATGCAAGAGGAACACTTGAATCTTTCTTATAAACAAGGGGGGACGCTTAAATTGCCATTATGGTGAATACTAATTTATTATGATTACTAGAGAAGATCAACAATATATCCTTTCTTTAACTAAGAAACTTCTTCCTTCTGTTTTAGAAGAAGTAGGATTTGATCCTACAGTTAAAGAACCTGGTCATTCTTATGGAGAAAAGGTGGAAGAAACCTTAATAGATAAATTAATTGCTATTGATGATAGATTTACCAAACCAAAAACTAAACGTGCAATGCAGGATTTTAGTTGGATAGGAGATCTTCTGAATGTTAAATTTGGACATGATAAAAAGGGTCAACCTAACATGGTATCTTTTAATCGTTTATCTAAAAAATATGTTAATAAAGAAATAGATTCATATTGGATATTAAGTATTGATGGTAAGGATAATCATGTATGTTTATTCAATCTTTATGAGCAACTTGATTATACAAATACTAATCTAGGAACAGGACAAGTAATGCTTAATGAGAGTAAGTTTTATCCTACTTTCGATCAGAATAAAGACTATACTATTGATAGAAATAATGTTATAATGAAATTAAAGAAAATTAGTCAGGATGCTACTGAATCTCATGTTAAATTGAGATTAGAGCAAGAAAAACAAAGACAGGAGATGTTTAATGCTGCATTGTAATTATTATAATGATGACTGTGTAAAGTTTTCAGATAACTATGAGGGTCAAGTTGACTCTGTAGTTACTGATCCCCCTTATGGAATAGAATATCTTGGTAATAGTTGGGATTCCTATCAGAATTGTATTGCATTTAAGAAATCTACATGGGAATCTATATCTAAACCACTAAAATCTGGAGGTTATTTGGTAATATTCGGTGCATCTAAAACTTTCCATAGATTAACATGTGCGGTGGAAGATTCTGGTCTAAAGATTAAAGATGTATTGATGTGGTTATATGGTCAGGGTATGCCAAAGAGTCAAAATATAGGTAAGAAAGACCCTAATTGGGAAGGATGGGGAACTGGACTAAAACCTTGCTATGAACCAATATTATTAGCACAAAAACCTATATCGGAGAAGACAATAGTTAAGAATTGTCAGAAGCATGGTGTGGGTGGAATTAATATAGAAGAAAGTAGATTAGAATCAGGAAGATGGGCAGGTAATGTATTACATGATGGGAGTGATGAAGTAGAGAAAGAGTTTGCTAAATTCGGTGAAAGAGGAAATGGATGGGCAAGAAATTATGGTGTAGAAGATTATCAAGGTAGACAATATGGAGGAGGTGTATTTGGTGGAGGTGGATATATTGGAGATACAACATACTGTGATGAAGGAACTGCTAGTAGATTCTTTTATTCCACTAAGAGTTCGGTGAAAGAAAGAACGCATAATAGAACTATTGAAAACAATCATCCTACAGTTAAGAATATGGAATTGATGAAATATTTGATTAAGTTAGTAACACCTAAAGGTGGAACAGTTTATGATCCTTTTGCTGGATCTGGAACTACATTAATAGCAGCAAAAGAATTAGAGTTTAATTCTATTGGAGTAGAATTATCTGAAGAATATTGTAAGATAATACAAGATAGAATAAATGCTGTTACATCACCATTAGAAAAACTATTATAAAGGGGGGACGGTTAAATTGCCGTAATAGTGTAAGGATCGAGGCAAACGCAAGGCAGGGGTGAGCAACAATCAGATGTCCTTTGGTACACGCTGTGGAAAACTGCTCTTTATGTTTGGAGACCTCTTGTACTGCTGATGTTCTAGGACATCTGAAAAGACAGTTTTGAAGTTGTAAGTCCTCAACTCCTTACATTTACAATCGGAAGAGATACTACAGGGTAACGCCAGCAATGCTGGTCAGATCGATCTGTGACCCATCTTCCACCTATAACGTCCCTATAAGCGTCTGTATGGCGTTTTTAGGGATCTTATTATTATATTGATACAACATTAAAATGATAAAATTGCGAGAGCATCAGTTACGAATAGTGGATAAAATGAATCGTCATCAGAAGGGGCAAGTGATTGTTCCTACTGGTGGTGGTAAAACTATTTGCATGATTAGTGATGCTATTTCACAATTTAGCAGACCTAATAAGACGATAGTTGTTGTATCTCCTAGAATACTATTGACACAACAATTATCAACAGATTTCCTTGAATTGTTACAATCAGTTCAAGTATTACATGTACATAGTGGAGATACTTCTCATACTTCAACAACAAATAAGAGAGAGATCTTCAACTGGACTGTAAACAACTGGAATAGTAATAAGATTATATTTACAACCTATCATTCACTACATAGAATACAAGAATCTGGTATTCCTGTAGATACAATATACTTTGACGAGGCACATAATAGTGTTCAGCAACATTTCCACCCTTCTACTAGATTTTTTGCAACTACAAATAATCGTAGGTGCTTCTTCTTTACTGCTACTCCTCGTATTAGCAATTCTGATGAAGAAATAGGGATGAATAATGAGTATGTTTATGGTAAAGTATTAGAGCAAGTTCCAGCACCTGAATTAGTAAATAAGGGTTATATCTTACCACCTAAAGTTGTAATTAAGAAACTAGAGATGATAAGAGATAGGAAGGCAAATTGTGATGATGATGCTGATAACATACTCAAGACGATTGATGAACAAAATGTTAATAAGATCTTGATATGTGCCAGAAGAACAGTACAAATTACTAATATGGTTAGTGATAGTAAACTTACCACAGAGTTATATGCTCGTGGATATAATTGGATGTATATCACTGCTAAAACTGGTGCTGTTATCAATGGTATCAAGGTAAGTCGTGAGGATTTCTTTACAACATTGAATACATGGGGCAAGGAAGATGATAGAAAGTTTATTGTTATGCACCATAGTATTCTATCAGAAGGGGTGAATGTATCAGGATTAGAAGCAGCATTGTTTCTACGCAATATGGATTTTATTACTATATCTCAAACTATTGGTAGAGTAATACGCAAAGGAGGTGAAAACAAACAGTTTGGTATAGTTTGTGTTCCAGTATATGATAAGGTAGGTATCACAACATCAAAGAGTGTGAACGCAGTTGTTGATACTATCTTCAATAGAGGTGAATGTAAATAAGGGGGGACGCTTAAATTGCCGTAGTAGTGTAAGACAGTCAAGGGATCACTAAGTTTCTGACTACTCTGACAGGTGATGCAAGTTCTACGGTTTACCGAGCAATAGACAAGCATCATACTTCATCTTAATTAGACTTGGTAAACAAGTTAGCATAGATGAGATAGAAGCAGAGACATGATGTTGGATTAATTGACTACCCTTAGTCCCTTGATGTCTTACCCACTAATATACACTTACTGGAAAGGTTTATGTCAACTTTATCTGAAAGAATTCTCGATTGGACACAAACCTATTGTGAATCTTTAACAGAAAACTATAAACAACATAGTATAAGTATGCACCAGAACTTTACATCAGAGTGGTCAAAAGAGCAGTTAGATGCTATCAACAATGGCACTGCTAATCTTACTAACTTTGTTATAAAGAATGGTCGCAAGTATTATAAAATTATGCAACGTGAGTTTGATACATTTCAAGATCGCAATGAATGGCGAGAAGGAAGTGTTCATGCCTTTGTTGATAAGAATACTGGTGAAGTTTACAAACCAGCATCATATAATGCACCAGCAAAGCACGTTAGATATGATTTAAGAGTCATAAATGATCGTGCTAAGTTACATGATCCCAGATATACTGGGTGGTCGGGTGGTTATCTTTATATGAGATAATCCACCTTTTTTATTATTTTATTGAGCAAATTACCATGACTAAATTTATTTCACCTATTGATGGTGCAGAGTTTGATTATCAAATAGTCAACGGTAATCTATCATATAAGTTTGATGGAACTGATTGGCAAGATTTCATATTAGAGGATAAAAGAGCATATAGTGATGAACAATATGCTGAGTTTGTATCACTTTTGGAGGGCAATCATGCTTAAAAATGTTAATCGCTACACAAGAGCAGGTAGATTTGGTAAGCAAATTACTTGCCCTAAATGTAATCATACAGAGACAGTTTACCACTTTGCGTGGTCTGCTTGTGGATGTTTAGGTTGCAAAGAGTATATTAACAAAGAAGATTTCCTTGTGGAGGTATAAACAATGAAGTGGGAGGTTAAGTTATACATAGGCGGCACAATCTTTGAGGAGATTGTTATTGCTAGGAATATGAATGATGCTAGAAAAACAGCATTAGCACGAAATCCTACCGCTAGAGTTATATCTTGCACTGCAACATTTAAGTAACAACAAGGGGGGACGGTTAAATTGCCATAGTAGTGTAAGGATCAAGTTCGTATCCGTAAAGAGTTTTCCAGTTAAGTCTGGTCGGATGATGCACCTCATACTTTCCTTACATTATTGTTTATTTTTAAGACTACATGGCAACTCGTAGACGCACTTCAGCAAACAAAACTGCTAAATCTGCAACTGCAAGTATTACCAAAAAAGCAACAACTCCGAGGGCAACTGTTAAGAAAGTTACAACAACTGCCCCTAAACGTGTAAATAAAGTTACACCAACCGAGGCAATTAAAGTGACCGAAGTAACAAATACCCCTAAAGTTGAAGCAGTAAGTAATACTAAATCACTCCTAAAAGACTATCCTCGTGATATTTTTGCTCTATTTCTTCTTCCTCTATTCTTATTAGAAGCAGGAACCAAAGAAATACTTAAGCAAACAGGAGTCCTTGCTTAATTATTACTCTGGGGGTCTAATACACCCCCTTTTTTATTACTTTTTTTCGATATTATGACCAAAAATACACATTTAGAGCATCCCGAAGATGTTATTTTATCAGGCGATCTTACTGTGTTAAATTGGTTCAATTCTACAGATGTTTGGACTAATTGTAACTTATCAGCAAAGATTGATGGATCTCCAGCAATAGTTTGGGGAACAAATCCTTCTACTGGTAATTACTTTGTAGGCACTAAATCTGTCTTCAATAAAAAGTTAATTAAGATCAATGAATCCCATGAGGATATTGATAAGAATCACACTGGAAATGTCGCTACTATTTTACATGAATGTTTCGACTATTTACCACAAACTGATGGCATATTTCAAGGAGATTTTATAGGATTTGGTGGTGATGATTGTTATCAACCTAATACTATAACATATTATTTCCCTGAAATAGTAACACATAAGATTATAATTGCACCTCATACTTATTATACAGCAGAGAAAGATTTGAGAGATGCTATTGCACATCCTATGGAAGATTTCTATTTCGATAATAGAAACCAGAGCGATGTTCTATGGTTTCAACCTTATTCAACCATACAAGATAGCACAGAAGATATAAAGAATAGATGCAAATTTGCAAGACAAATTGCAACTTTATGTCAGTTCCCTAATGCTAAACAAGTAACAAGAATTAAGAAGCAATTAAATTCATGTATCAGACACAATATTGATTTAGATGATATAACTTTAGAAGCACTTGCACATGATAACAAATGCGACATAAATGTCCTTCGTTTATGGAAATTAGTAGCATCAATTAAGATCGATTTGTTATTACTAATTACGACAGATCACGATGTTGAATGTTACATTGAAGAGGAAAGATGTGGGCATGAAGGTTATGTTTTATCAAATGAGTTTGGTACATTTAAGGTGGTTAATCGTTATGGTTTCAGTAGAGCAAACTTCAATTTATCTAAAATGAGATAAAGGGGGGACGCTTAAATTGCCATAGTAGTGAGGGCATACATCCAACTCTGGTAGTCACTCCCCTCACTAAATTTCGATTTAATTGTTTATGTCAACTCTAGCAAATGAGACCATTTTTGAGACATTATTTGAGGAGACATTGGAGGAGATAGGTATAAGTGAAACATCCCCATTCTTTGCAGATGCTTATAAAACAGCACAGGCAATCGCAATGGACAAGTTTCTATCCTACAACCCTTAATTCATCTCACTAAATATTAATCAAAAATGACAAAACCAACAAACTATTCTGACAAGTTTCGCACTTTAACTATCACTGAAAAGGAAGAAACTGCACTCGTTGAAATTATCAAATACTTCAACGATATGGGTCTTCCAGAGAATGTTAATTTTGACGATTACGATTCTCTAAGTGATAAAGTATGCGAACCTGCTTTCTGGGAGTATAACTAATACTCCCTTTTTTCTGTCCTTTATTAACATTTTATCATGGTATCTTTTAACGATTTTATTGATTATGTTTGGTCTTTTTATAATACTAAGGATGGAATTTATCCTATTAAAGGTATTACTAAAGATCAGGTGATTGAAGCAAGTTGGTTATACTTACAGATGTGTAATTATCCCTCATTTCCTACATTTAACTGGGGTGATGGTGATAGTTTAGACAGAGAACATGTAAGAGATATTATTATTGAAAAGTACAATCTTACTTGGAGTAACTAACAATGAAACTATCAACTAATCCTTGTAAAGTATCAGCGAGTCCTAAAGACTTGAAGGACTGGATGATAGGAACTGAACCAGATTACTATGAAACAGAAGTAATTAACGGTGAAACTTGTCATTTTGAGGTTAGATTTTATCCTAACACTTCATTTCCAGTTAAAACAAGAATATGGGAATTTCAACCACATTATGCGGGACTAAATGATAATCAGAGCAGAAGATTTGCATATAAAATAGGTTGGGATTGGAATCAACCTCAATCCCAGAAGATTAAATCAACGCAATTTGAGAAGATAAAAGATATTTTTGCAGAGTGGATTGTGAATAGTAGGTGTAAAGATCTTTCAATATCTTTCGCTGCTGATTTACAACAATGGGCAAGAAATCAGTTAGATAATATGATATTAGGTGATGTATTAGATAGAATTAGTAATGCTAAAGATGAGTCATTGTTAATAGATATTATGCGTAAAAGTAATATTGATGACGAGATAATAAAGGTCTTTAGTTTTAACAATTTTCCATCATCTTCGTATGGTGATTTACATCCAACTCAGTTCTTTACTTACAATTAATCATGCAAACTATTGAAACAGACTTACAATTTTGCCTCGAAACTTTGGGGTTAGATGATAAGCAAACCGATGAAATCCTTAACGTATGTGAGAATTTAGGTGCAATTCCTGTTGAATACTTTTGTGAGGAATTTATCTTTGGAAGTAGAGAAAACTCCGAAGAAATTGACCCCGAAGAAGTAAATAGACTGCACGATTCTGACTACTTAAGTATTGCTGAATTCAACAATTTACACTGGAGGTCACACTAATGCCATCACAATCAGCACGACAAAATGCTACTAACTCCGAGTTAGATGCAAAGAAGATAGTAACACATAGTGGACTAACTTCTGCACAGAAAGATGAACTAATTTCACAATATTCGCAGTTGATTGTTGATAGTATGGACTACAAATCGTTAGAACAATTTGTATTTGATACTATGGTAGAATTCCTAGAGAAACTAACAGATAGTGAGTTAAAAGAGGAAGTTGGTAATTATGATGAGGAATTATATGATGAGTTAGTTGATAACATTACCAATACAGATCCTATTGTTTATAATACAAATGGAGGTTAATTTAATGCGACAACTAACACTAACCAACGATCAATTTGATGTCCTATATGATATTTTACAGGACACAGTTGATTATCTTGAAAGTGATTTAACGAGTTATTATGATAAAGATGGTAATGAAATAGAGGAGAAGATTGAAGATTACGAAGCATATAAAATCTTTCAACAAATTAAAAACATTCGAGGCAAATCCTAATGGCAACTTATCAACAATGGTCGCAAAGTTACTTTCCTGATTTAACATCAGAGGAACACAATATTAATAATAATTGGTTCCAACTTATGCGAGATAGACTAACAGATAGTGGCATATTATATGTGCCTATTCTTAACAAATCATTCAACAAACTAGGGGAGGAAACTAACAATGACTTATGAAGAATCAATTCACAAAGTATTATTGAGTGGCGATGAAATCTCTTCCATATTGTATGCACTTGAAGGATGGATTCAAGCAAATGATGAATACTATGAGGGAGGCGATTTAGCATTAGATATTGATAACGTATTTGAGGCATTACAGGAAGTTGCTGATAACTGGAAAGGCGAATTTGTAGAACCTAAAGTAATATCATCCCAAGAATTAGAGGGAGATATAAGTACAATTAGGGACAGCGATTATGCAGATAATGTTGATAGATTGGTTGACAATATGAAAACCTCATAAATACATTAACTCTATATCTGGGGGACTTAAAGTATGACTAACGCTACGCAGATTACACCGATTGATTTACAAGAATACCTAGAATATACATATCCAAAACTAACAGATAAGGAGATCAATCATATTGCTAATGTATTAAGAAACGAATGGGATTACAGTCCTTCATTTATAGAAATAGAGGAGAAAGTTCGAGAAACTGCTACACTTGCAGATATACAATTATATGATGATTATGAAGAATATACGCACGATTCCGAGGGTTGTTAATAAACTTCCCTTTTAATCGTCTTTGATTGTTATCATTGAATCGCTGCAATTCTCACAGTACGAGATGCGAAGCGATTTTTTTTATGCCCCATAAGTAATAATAAACCATCAACAATCCCTCAAAGTAAGTAACAGTGACACTCTGAAGATTGTCTTTTTCATATATACTCTGTATAGTTTGTTCGGGACGGTATATAATATTTTAGAAGGGATAATATGACAGGCACGATTGTAATTAATGGAGAGAATCTGAGGATCTTAAGTATAATGATTCTGAGTATAATATGGTTGTTTATATTCAATTTAGATACAGACGATAAGAAATAACAAAGGGGGACGGTTAAATTGCCGTAATAGTGTAGATAAGCATTTTTCTTACATGAGAAAACTTGAGAGACAAATGAACTTCGCAGTTTCCAACAAAGGCAACTGGTCAGGGTCAAATACTCAAGTTACTTATAATGAAAACACTAATTGCAGCAGTGTACATCTACATGGTCATCTAATTGCAACCTTCGACCACAATCTGAAAGCAATTAAGTTAGACTCCTGTGGTTATGAAACAGTGACTACAAAGAGCAGACTTAATGCACTATTAGAGGAGGTCAAATACGGTTGTAAAGTATTTCAGAAAAACTTCGATTGGTTCGTTAGTTATAACAATCAGGTTGCAAGTTTCTGGGATGGGATGATACTTATAGATGCAGATTCGCTACAAATTGCATAACATTGTAAGTAAACTTCAGTCCCTTCATTATCATTTTTCTTTTCATCATGCAAGCACTAACTGAAAACATCTACTCAAATGTTCAGAAAGAGTATTACAACGAAGTGCATCAATCTGACAGCATAAGTGTATGGTACTCCCCCGAATATTACGAGTTTGATACAGTTACCAGAGCAGAAATCTGGTACTAAAATATTACTCAAGGGGGCAAATCAGTCTCCTTTTTTATTATCCACCCTATGCAATCATTATTATGGAACTAACATCTAAAGACGGTAATATGGTTGTTGATTTCTATCCTGTTAAAGATTGGGATGGTAAAATGATAAACAACCGTATGCTAAAAGTATTATCTTTTCGAGGAGATAAGCAAAAGAAAATGTTAATTAGCAAAGAAGAGTTTTATTATCAAGTAAGAGAGTATATTCTTCAATGTAAGTATAACGTAACTAGCGAATATATGCCAGCACAATATATCAATCAGGAGGAATATTGTCATGTATAAAAGTGAAAAATTCGGAAGAATCTTCTGGATAGATGATAACAATGATTTCAAGTCTTGCCCACTAAATGTAGACGGAACAGGAGATTTTACCTGTGAAGATTATGTTTCAGAATGGGAAGATTGGTCAGATGTTAATTATGAAACTCTCTTTAATATTCATCAGGCATGTGTAATTAACAAGAACAATTACAGTAACTCGTTATCACTTAGTGACAGTTATTCAAGGGAGGTAGTATAACATTATGGATAAAACTAACTTGATTTTATTACTCTCAGCAGGTATAATTACAGTATTAGGTTATAACTTTGGTCTTGCAATTAGAGATATACGAGGTATTAATCAAGCACAACAAATAGAACAACCAATATATCAATCAATACCTGTAATCCCTTATTCTAATTAACAATGACTAGACAAACAATTACTGTTAATCAGTACGAACAAATGCAAGAACAATTTAACTTTCAAGATCAACAATATGGATCTATAAATTGTTATCATAGTCCATTATATTACAATAATCCTTTATACTTTGATCCACTATCTTATGAGGTTGAATAACAATGAACACTACTATTCGTTACTGGTACAATGATAATCAGAAGTGCAAATATGCTAGGTTTTCTACATATCAACAAGCACTAGATTTCATTGAGTTACTATCAACAATTAACGTAAGATCGGAGGTTAATTTATACTAATGCGTACCATGACAAATTATCAATGGGACGAGCAATTCTATAGGGAGTTAGTAATAGATTACAACTACAGATTCCCGAAGTTTATGGAAATCAATTACCCTAATCCTACAGAGGAAACTAACAATCAAGAGGGGAAAGATCCATGAACAAAGTAACAAAGAAGGTCTTAAATTATGTCTTCTACATTATACTTGGAAGACTGCTAATCCTTCTACTGTTTAACACTTAGCTAATGGCAATCTATCCACTAAGTAATAGATAGTTTTCCACAGTTTGTATTAGTTTCTGTGGAAAACTCTTAGAATAAGTGTTATTTAACCTATATAAATAGCAAATTAAATGTATATTAGCGTTGTAAAGGTTTTCCACAATTTGTTAGTATGAGGGAGGTAATCTGTGGAAAATGTGTTAATTAGTGTGGAAATTATGTGAGTATTTGTGTTATTTTGTAGTCATTTTAGCGAGCGTAGTATAACACGAACGCTCAAAAACTACAAGACCCTCGTTTATATTTTGTAGGGTTATTACGTTTTCCACATATACAACGAAAAACAGTCAATTTCCGTTACCTGAGTATTGACAAAGTTTCGTAATTCATGGTAGGATAGTATTACTTACAGGAGGTCTAATCTCATGGCAGTTTCTAACATTTACGGGTTAAAGAGTAAGTATAGAATAACGCTGGAGATTAACGCACTAAGTGACTTTAATCCACATCAGATTGACTTCCGTAAAGTATTACAATTAGAAGAGAATGAAGAGTTAGAAGGTATCATCGAAGATCTTGAAAATCCTGATCTTTGGTAACAACAATTGATGTGGAATGTGTTCGCCCTAAAGTTACACATTGTCAACCAAATTTACGTCTTAATTATGTCAAACG